GCCAAGACCGCTAAAGACCCGAATAGCCGCATCAACAAATCCTTGAGAGCGTGGAACTGCTAACATGAGTACATCAGGTACAGCGGCATGGAACCCAGACATGACCGAGATCATCGAGGAAGCATTTGAAAGATGCGGAGTTGAGGTCAGGACAGGATACCAGTTCCGTACAGCAAGACGCAGCCTCAATCTGTTGTTCCAAGAGTGGGCCAATAAAGGACTCAATCTCTGGACTATAGAGCAAGGACAAATCTCTTTGACCGCAGGCACCGTACAATACAATCTTCCTGAAGACACCGTAGACATCATTGAGCATGTGATACGGCAGAACCCCGGCAGTGTTGCAAATCAGGTTGACCTTCAGATAGCGCGTGTTGCGCTACCCACCTATGCGTCCATTCCCAATAAGCTAGCTACCGGAAGACCTATACAGATTTATGTGGATCGAGTCTCTCCTATACCGCACGTTAAAATATGGCCTACTGCTAGTGACAATAGTTACACTCTTGTCTATTGGCGCCTACGTCGCATCCAAGATGCAGGACAATCAGGCTCTAATACAATGGATGTACCATTCCGGTTTACGCCAGCTCTTATTGCGGGGTTAGCGTACTATCTGGCGTTGAAAACTCCTGAAGCCATGGATCGTATCGCCGCGTTGAAGGAACTGTATGATGAGGCATATGACCTCGCAGCACAGGAAGATAGAGATCGCGCCCCAGTGCGGTTTATTCCGCACATCGGCTACGTTGGCGGTAGGGGTTGGTAAATGGCTGGTAGATTCGCCAGTGAGAAAAGGGCGTTCGGTTTTTGTGACCGATGTGGATTTAGGTATGACTTACCTAAACTCAGGACGTATGTAGTTCTTGGCAAAATTATAAACCAAAGAGTCTGCCCTTCATGCTGGGAGATAGATCACCCGCAAAACTGGGTTGGTGTTATAGGCTCACGCAAAGCAGCAGACGATCCTCAAGCCCTACGTAATCCGAGGCCAGATACAAATCTCAATGCTTCCCGTGGGTTTTTTGCTTTCAATCCTGTTGGCACTCAACAGATTGATTTTACGTTGAACGATGTATTTGTTAAAATTACTTAGAGGTAATTGAAATGGCTAAAGGTGAATGGGAAGGTTCTAGTAAAGACATCGCGCAGGATAAAAAGCTTGCGAAGAAACACAAGATGTCTTTCAGCGACTGGGAAAAATCTCCAATGGATAAGAAGCACGATAAGCAGAAATCTATGAAAGGGTTGAAGAAAGGTGGCCCAACTTCTATGGATCGTAAGAAATTCGGTAAGAACATGTCCCGCGCCATGAACCAGAAATCTTCTGGAAGAGGTCGCTAATGGCTAAGTACGACACCAGCAAGCATACTGAAGGTACTGAAGAATATCGAGGTATCAAAGATGTGCCGCAGCCGCATGGTAATGGGTATCCGAACAACATACCAAACACGAAAACCGTCAAGATTCGCGGTACGGGCGCAGCTACTAAAGGCACCAAGTGCAGCACTAAACTAGGCTAACCTATGAGTCTTACATACGCACAGTTGGTCACTGCTGTTCAGCAGTTTACTGAGGTTGACGAGCCTACGTTCGTTTCCAACATTCCTGTGTTTGTTCAGAACACTGAGGTTATAGTAAATAACAGTGTCCAGCTTCCTGCGTTCAGGCAGACTGCAACCTTGGCGACTGCGATAGGTAATCAATATGTATCGTTACCATCCGGGTTTCTGTCTATGTTCTCATTGGCCGTTATCAGCCCTACGGTTGGGTATGTGTATTTGCTGAACAAAGATGTGAACTACATCAGAGAGGCTTATCCGTTCCCAGCGACTACTGGCCTGCCTACGACCTATGCGTTGAATGATGCGACACAGCTTATTTTAGGGCCGACACCTGATGCCATCTACTCGCTGAATATAAACTACTACGCCTACCCACAATCTATCGTAACCGCAGGTACTAGCTGGCTGGGCGTCAACTTCTCCAATGTGCTGCTCTGGGGTACGCTGGTGGAAGCGTATATCTATCTCAAAGGCGAAGCTGAACTGATTCAGACCTATCAGGCCAAGTTCCAAGAAGCTTTAGCAGAACTCAAACAGTTGGGCGATGGTAAAGACAGAGGCGATACTTACCGCAGTGTGCAAGTTAGAGACAAGGTAACTTAATGGCTATAACCCAAAGCATTGTTTCAACATTCAAATCTGAGTTGTTCAAAGGCGTACACGACTTTGCTACTGGCGGCAGCACGTTCAAAATAGCCCTATACACTGCTAACGCCAATTTGGATTCCACCACGGTAAGTTATACAGGCACTACAGGTGAAGTGCCTAACGGTAGTGGGTACACCACAGGCGGGAATGTTTTAACAGGCCAAAGCGTCGGTCAGGCGGGTACTACCATTTTCGTAGATTTTGATGACTCCGTATGGGTAGCAGCATCGTTCTCTGCGGCAGGTGCATTGATATACAACGACTCGGCTATAGGTAAACCCGCAGTAGCGGTGCTGAATTTTGGGGGCACCTATATGCCGACCAACAATACGTTTACAGTGCAATTCCCACCCGCCACAAGCACAACAGCAGTTATTACAGCGACTTAATAAGGAACACACATGGCACTTCGTTACCCTTTAGTATTGAATGGCACGACGATTGAAGAGCTTCAATCTGCCGATTCTCTTGACGTAACTTCAGCATCCATTTCAGGAGACCTAACCTTTACGGGTACGGGGGCTAGGGTCAAAGCTAACTTCAGTGACGCAACTATAGCGAATCGGTTGTTGTTCCAGACTTCCACTGCCAACAGCGTCACACTCTTCGGGTTAATCCCAAGCGGTACAGGTGTTTCCAGTGCTATCTATGGCTCCACAAATTCTGACCCTACGGCTGATGCAAGTTATTTTGACCTTCGTGTATCTGGTGCTACGGGCCTAGTCCGATTAACCGCCGACCGTGATGGTGCTGCGCCTTATTACCCAATAGCCTTCTTTACAGGCGGCTCGGAACGAGTCCGTATTGATACGAGCGGCAATTTCAACATTGCGGGCCTGACCGCCTCTCGTGCTTTAGCTACGGATGCAAGCAAGAATCTTGTTTCATCTACGGCAACCTCTACAGAACTCGGCTATCTCTCAGGCGTTACGAGCGCAATCCAGACCCAGTTGAACAGTAAAGCGGGCACTGCTACTGCTAATACGTTCACCAATAACCAGATCATATCGGTTAATTCATCCTCCGACGCTCTCCGCATCACTCAAACGGGCGCGGGCAATGCTCTGGTAGTTGAAGATGAAGCTAACCCAGACGCTACACCTTTTATTATTGACTCGGTTGGTAACATAGGGCAAGGCTTAACGAGCATCACGACTACGGGATTCACTGGTGGGTACATCGCAAAAAGCTCAACTGCTTTTGGCCCTCAGCTCGTTTATGAAAATGCAACAAATGATGTTAACGGCCCTTACTATATTCTACAAAAGGGAAGAGCGGGTGCCGTCGTTCAATCTGGCGACACGCTAGGAAATTTCCAGTTTCGCGGTTTTGACGGCACTAATTTTGTACGAGGCGCATCCATAGAAGTCGCAGTAGACGGCACTCCCGGCACTAACGACATGCCCGGTCGGTTGCTCTTCAGCACTACGGCTGATGGTGCTTCTAGCCCGACTGAGAGGATGAGGATTGATAATCAGGGTAGGGTGGGGATTGGAGGGACTGCTGGAGCTGATACACAGTTACAATTATTAGGAACCTATGCTACTTCTGGCGCAGTAACTAGAGTTGTTAGAGCTAATGGGACAATCCCATCCAGCACAACAGGCACTGCTAGAATTTATGGCACGGAAATAACAACACAAGCAGCATCTTTTACAGTTTCATCGCTACAGCATTTTTATGCGGCACAAGCTGCTTTAGGACTAGGCTCCGCCGTCACAAATCAATATGGATTTCTTGCGGAAGCCTCCCTCACCGGAGCCACCAACAATTACGGTTTCTACTCCAACATAGCCTCCGGCACAGGTCGCTACAACTTCTACGCTGCTGGCACTGCTGCTAATTACTTTGCCGGGAATGTTGGAATTGGTGGAGACGCTTCCGTTTCCTTTGAAACATTTGCTAGTGCTACAAACTGGATTAGAAACAATTCCGCTGCGGGTATACCTATTTTTGCTGCGTATAAGTCAAACGGAACTATATCATCAAAAACAATCGTAGCCTCCGGCGATGAGGTTGGGCGATTTGATATTAGAGGGTATGACGGCGCTAACTTTGTCCAACTCGCACAAATAGGGGGTTTTGTAGACGGCACTCCCGGCACTAACGATATGCCCGGTCGGTTGGTGTTCAGCACTACTGCTGATGGTGCGTCTAGCCCGACTGAAGCGTTTAGGATAAATAGTTTGCAAAACGTGTTGTTCGGTAGGCCATACGGTGGTAATGACAGGATAGGTATAGGTGGCGCAACTTCTTCAATATCGACAACCACTTCGGCTAATGGTATCACCAATGATACCATCGTAAGTTCAGCGCAGACAGGCGCTTACACGGCGAATAGTACCTATATTTCTACTCAGGCGGCTAGTTTTGTACTAAGCAATATGACGCATTACAAAGCGTCCCAGTTTACAATAGGCGCAGGGTCGTCCGTTACCGCTCAGTACGGTTTTGTTGCAGACAGCACATTAACCGGAGCCACCAACAATTTCGGCTTCTACAGCATCGTACCCTCCGGCTCAGGGCGTTACAACTTCTACGCTGCGGGTACGGCTGACAATTATTTTGCTGGGAAGATTGGCATAGGCGGTGTACCTACGACGTTCGTGAGTGCGGACATACAAGGTACATACCCTGCGGGCAGTTTTACCAGAGGATTCCGCGCCGCTGCGACTATTCCATCTTCCGTTATTGGTAACGCAAGGCTGTTCTCTACTGAAGCCTATACACAAGCTGCGTCCTTCACACTAGGGTCACTAACACATTATTTAGCCTTGCAACAGACTATTGGCGCAGGTTCAACCGTAACCAACCAGTATGGCTTTTCCGCTGAGACTACTTTAACCGGAGCCGCCAACAACTATGGTTTCTATGGCAATATAGCTTCCGGCTCAGGTCGCTACAACTTCTACGCTGCTGGTACTGCTGATAATTACTTCGCGGGGGATGTCACTGTTGCATCGACTAATGATCCGGCATTTAGCGTGACTGGAGGGGTACGGATAGGAAGCTCGACAGCAACTGGGTCGACTAGAATTACTAGCGGGTTAAACTGGAATTTCTCTCCATTAAGCATTATTCGCGCCACGTCTAATTCAGCGACAGTTCGGACGCTTGGCTTCATGCTAGATGGAGATTCGTTAAGTAGCACTGGAATTGGTGACTATAACGCCATTTGGGGTGCATACGATTCAGCACCTACCACCGGATCAACTTCAAGCGCGCTAAATGGCGCTATGGTTTATGGTGCGTATGCAGGCCATAGATGGTACGTCAACGGTAGTGAGCGCATGCGTATTGATAACGCAGGGCGTGTTGGGATTGGCACTACGCCAACTGCTGGTGTTTCTCTCCAGCTTGGAAAGACAATTACTGGCGCGGCAAATGCTTATCAAATCTTCGGTGGTGGCGTAATCCAATCTGATGTAACGGGTGTTTCTGGGCTATACGTTACAGTTAGTGCAACAGCAGCAGCTTCGTTTACTCTCGGCAGTCTAAATCATTTTTGGGCTACGCAGGGGGCAATCGGTGCAGGCTCGACTGTAACAAACCAATATGGTTTTCACGCAAACTCAAATCTCACCGGAGCCACCAACAACTACGGTTTCTACTCCAACATAGCCTCCGGCACAGGTCGCTACAACTTCTACGCTGCTGGTACTGCTGATAATTATTTTGCTGGCGCTATTAAAGGAAATACCACAATAGCCGGAGGCTATACAGCCCATACCGCAGGTACAACTGCTATGGCACTTGGGTCTAATAATGTCGTGAAAGTCACACCAAACGCCACAGCGACGTTCACTACGACGGTGGCTCCAGCAGGTGCTACGGCATCTATAATTATTGTAACAAGTGGTACAACTTCGTACACTATAACCTTTGGTACGGGATTCCTGACAACGGGTACGCTGGCTACTGGTACGGTTACAGCTAAAACCTTCGTGGTCAATTTTGTATCGGATGGTACAACTATGATCGAAACTTCACGCACTGTTGCGATGTAATCTAAGAGGAAAACACAAATGGCAATTTCAATCGAATGGATCATTACC